CATCGTCAATTTCAATGATACCTTTACCAATGTTATCGGTAGATGCAACCTGAAGAATCAAATCTCCAGATGTGCAGGCTGCTGTCAGCCAAGTAGCACGGTCTTGACGGTATGTAAATCCTTGAATGTTAAGTTCAACATCGTTGACTAAATCGGTAAGTTGAGTAGTCATTAGGATGCAATCAACCTTAATGCAGTTACGCCTTCAACCCATTTAGATGGGTCAGTGCCTAGTCCTGCTAGTTCGTTACAGATACCGTTATAGTCTTTAAAATCTGTATGCTTACGGTTTAAGTTGTACTTAAGATTAAGAGCATAAGATGTAGCAAGATAACTGGTATCAGTATGAATACCTGCCCATATGTTTGCTGCTGCTTGCTCATCAATGTATTTGTCAACAGTTGGATAAGTTCCACCATTGGCTAAGCGGTTAAGTTCATCACGCTCAGTAGAACCAGGCTTGCCATACAAAGTATAGTTGGTGCCATAAATATTAATTGTTCCGTAGGTAGGCTGTGGCATTACTTACCTTTCTTAGAATGATACTTTTGAACTGCTTTCTTTCCTGCAGCAATTGATTTAACGCCAGCCTTTTGTGTAAGGTCAATAGTTTTTTTAGAATTACCAGGATGCTTAACTACTACATCTTTAGTAACAATGTGTGCTTTGCCGTCTGCTGCTTTAAATGCCTTAGCCATTACCATTTCACCTTGTCTGCCCAATAGGCTGCACTCATTTTGCCTTTAGCAATGTTTGCTGCATGACGTGCTTTGAATGAAGCCTGTCGTGCTGTTGGCTTATGGTCACCGACCACGCCTTGTTGACCAAACCTAATAGTTTTAATCTGATCACCAGACTTAGCCACAACAACGTGTGACTTAGTAGGATGGTTAGGTGTACGCTTTGGTTGGTTAAAGCCAGAGACTCCGGCTTTCTTAAGACGTGGATCGGTTGCCATAATTACTTCCCTTGCTTTTTAGGCATTGCTACTTTTTTTAAATTAGGGTTAGCCTTCTTAGCGGCAGGGCTAGCATTGCGAGCACCTGCTGCAAGGATTGCTCCCGCTGCTTTATTTGAAATACCTTGCTTCTTTGCAATTTGCGCTTGAGCTTTAGAAAAGCCCATGCCTTTTTTTGCGTCAGCCATTACTTAGCGCGTCCGCCTTCAGGCGCAACGTATACACCCTGAACAACCTGAGCAGGACCTGAAGCAGTTCCTGTGTTGTCAAGAGTCTGGTACATTGGTGCTCCTGCTGGAGCAACTCCGCCCATGAAATCGCCTGTGTTTACTGAAGAGTAATCTTTAGCAACTGAACGCTGCTTTGGATTCATCATATCTGCTGCCATGTTACTTTCCTTTTCCGATAGGTGTTGGAGTATCAAAGCCAGAAATGACTGATGCATTCTGACCTGGTGCTACTCTGACTGGTGCTACGATTGTTACTGCTGTTTCTCCGTTGCACTCGCAACCGATTACTGAATTGCGGCACATAATTATCTGCCCTTGCCTGTTGCTGATCCAACGTTACCCTGGTCTTTAGAAACTCTAGAGTTATCTGAAGCCTTAGTACGTGGTGATACAACCTGTCCTGTACATCCGCATGTTGTGCACATAGTTACTTACCTTTCTTCATGATCTTGGAACGAAGGGCTGTATCCATCTTCTTGTCAGCAGAGGCAGATGGCTTCTTAGAATCCATCTTTGCATCCGCCTTCTTGAAGGCTGCCTTTTGAGCGGGGGACATACCCTTCATTGTCTTTGCGTCTTGCTTTGCATCTGCCTTATTTGAATAAGCCATTAGATTGCTCCTACTTCTTTCATTACTTCTACTGTTTTATTATTAATGAAGTTGGCTTTCGGCATCGTTCCACCGTCATAAGGTTTGTTAAGAACCTCTGAGGCTTCGTATGCTTTTTCTACAGCAGCACGTGTTGTGCTTTCAGGTTGGATCCCTTGAGATCTTGCCTCTTTGTAGAAATCTAGTTCTTTGTCCCACTTCTTTTGAGTGGTGCCCGATTCGGTAATGGAATGCTTGGCATCACCGGCATTAAGTTGAAGGTTCTTAACCTTGCAACCAAAGCAATCATCGCCACACTTAGTGTGGTCTACTACTGCTGCTTCTTCTGAAGGAAAGGGCTCTGTTGATGTAACGTTGCATTTAGAACAACCATAAAGGGATGCGTATTCTTTAACATCACCATCAACTAACTTGTAACCCCACTCTTTAATAAGTGTCGTATGACTGTACTGGGGGCAATCCTGTTGTAATGTATTGTCCATAACCTGCATTCGTAAGTTCCGTCGCTAGAGAATCTGATATCGGAGTTGAGTACCCGCCCTTTAGGACAGTACCTGGATCCGCTGCTGCTGTCTGGTCTTCAGTTGGATAGCGGATTTGATACCACTTACCAGCCTGACGATAGATCGTGATACCACGTGTTAAACGGAAACGGATAAACAAACGTCCGCCACCCGCCGGTCCTTCAGAGGTCGTTGGACCAGTAAAATATTGCTGTGCCATATCGCTCCTTAATAGTGGACTTACCATAAGGCTGGGTTTAATCCCAGCCCTACAGTCAATTAACTATTGGTTACACGTAATCAATAGATGAAGAAGACTCGACACGGTAGAGTGCTTCGTTACGGTATACAGACCAACCTGCAATTCCGTACCATCCAAGTGGACGGTGACGCATCAACTTGTCAACAACTGGTCCGATAACAACGTGGAACTCTTCGGCTACTGCTTCCGCAAGTGCCTGCTGTCCAGCGAAGTAGGTGTTGAACACCTTTGTTACAGGAGTGATTGTGATAGTCGCACCAGAGGTAACACCTGCTGATGTAACAGCAACTGATACTGTGAGGATAAGACCTGTAGTATCGATTGCAGTAACAAGTGCACCTGTTCCAACGCCTGTACCAGAAACCTGGTCACCAACGTTGATAACGTTTCCACCTGTAGGAGCAACAATTGCGAGTGTGGTCGCACCTGATGCTGCTGAGGTAGAGGTAGTTGTTGTAAATGTTGACTGGGTTGCACCAGTCTTAGCAGAGAAGAGACGTGGTGACTCGACGTAGAAAGCACCTTCATAGGTACCAAGCTCGCCTGCCCAGATCTCATCATTTGCCTGGTATTCGTGTGGCTGGCGCCATGATCCTACGCCTGTTTCAGCGCGGAGATCGTGGGCAACTTCTGGGTGGATACCTGCCCAGTAGAGTGATCCCTTACGTGGGATAGCCTTGTTTGTACGCAACTTGGCTGTTGCCTTACGGGCAACTGCTGAGTTGAATACGTTGCTTGAAGTCAATGCTGCTGTTGATGTAACAGAAGATGGACGGAGTACGTTGGTACCGGTTGCAAGAGTTGTCTGTGCAAGGGTATCAACTGAGTCTGCCATGTTGTAAGCGATGATGTTAGCAACTGCTGGATCTACATCTGCAAGTGAGAAGAGTTCCAACGCGCGAGTGACGAGCACTGCGTTACCATACTCTTGGAGAGTAATGGTTGTGTATGTTGGCGTAGCGAGCGCTACTGCATCTGGATCCACAGTTTCTGTAAGAGAAGATGTGTTCTGAGTAAGGTCAACGTAACGTTGCAATACAACAGATGAACCAGGAATGCTTTGACGTGCTGGGGTCTTATCTGCAACTTGGCGGATAAGAGGCTGAGCACGAAGGGCGAACTCGATAAGGCGATCATACGCCTTCTGTACGAGACCAGCACCACCAGCGGTACCTCCGAGAGAGGTAGATCCGGTATTGGTATATGCGTTAGCCATTTATTGCACCTCCTAAAGGTTAGAGTTTCGGTTGATTAAAAGTTTCCGCTTTGAATCATACGAATAATTTCTTCGGCGCTTGAAGCGTCGTTAATTCTATTCATAGCATCCATTGCTTTGTCGGGTGTTAAAGCACCCTGAGTAACAATGTCTTGCTGACGTAGTGCCGCAAGATCTGCTTGCTGCTGAGGGTTAACTTCCTCTTGACGCTTACTGAAACCAAAGAGATCACCGTTGTCATCGAGCCAGTGCGAGACTGTTTCTTCTGTGACATCGGAAAGATCATTGAGGATCAATCGAGCAGCCTTAGGATTTACACCCTTTTGATCAAGGACTTCTTTAACTACACGCTCACGCTGCACCTTGGACAATCCCTCAAGTTGCTCAGTAAGTTCTTTGATACGTTTTTCATCAGCACGTTTTGCCTTACGTAGACGCTTCATAGCGTCATCGCCTGTAGGCTGTGTCTGTGTTTCCTCGACATCAAAGTCGTCTTCGTCGTCCCAATCGTTTGTTGCCATAGCAACCGTTCTCCCATTCTGTTATGTGTATCGCAAGCCACATCAATACCCGGGGAAGTATTAATGGATCTTACTACCAGTCTTAATACGCCTCTACCACGCTGGTATGTTGGTAAAGGGATTCTATTTAGATCTTGCCTTGGAGTTGCTGTCCAAGGGAACCGCTGTATCCAGCGGCTGCGCTCGCTCCCACAATTCCAGATTTACCTGAGAACTGTGCGCCTTCTAAGTCTTTAAGTTTCTGTTGCTCTAGTGCAGCAGCACCAGAGTTCTCAAGATACTGTGCTTCACCTTCAGCCTGGTTATAGTTGATACCAGTTTGTGCACCATAGATAGCACTAAGTTTCTGAGATGCAGGAAGTACTTCAGCAATTCTTCCGTAACCTGCTTGTGCCTGAGAGTAAGTAACTCCATATGCAGCAAGAGCTGCAGCAGAAGACTGGCTAGTTGTAAGACCTGCTTGAATAGCAGCAGCGCCGACATCAGCAGTCTGTACTTGACGTTGTAATGCAGGCAATGTTTCATTAGGTGCCAAGAAATATGAGACCAAGTTGCTAGTACTAATGTTAGGATAGAACTGCTTAAGCGTAGACATAACAGTTGGATCTGCTTGTTGAACTTGTGTTACTGCTAAATCAAGACGAGTGTTAAGTTCAGTAGGAGCAATGTCACTACCAATAAGCGTAGCAAACTGTCCTTTAGTAGCAAGGTTCTGCACTCCATAACTTGTAAACAAGTTAGAGTACTGATTCTCAAGAGCAATATAATCTGCTTCTTTTAAAGCATTCATGCCGTTGGCTACGCGGGTAACGTTGCCTGCAAATCTATCTTTATAGAACTGCTGGTCACGCAATAGAACCAATGCTTCATTGGGTCCAATGTTATTCTGCATTTGTTGCTGAAAGAATGTTGCTGCTTCTGGAATACCCCATTGACTAAACTGTGCTTCCATAAGTGCGTAAGCATCTTTAGTAGCAGCATCAATTGGATTAACAACAGTTACTCCCGCAAGAGGATCGGCTCCATATATTTTTACATCTCCGCCTGCGGCCAGTGCAGCAGTTTTTCCTTCTTGTTCTGCTGTATCGGCTATTGCAATTTCAGGAGAAGTTACAACATTAGTTACTGGATCAACGGTTCCAAGGTCAGCAATAAGAGCATCGTCTTGTGTACTTAAATTATTTATTTGTGCAAAGTCTGCATTTGTTTCTGCAAGAAGTGTGGCTGTCTCTGCATTAAACTGATCTAACAATGAACCAGGTACTGCTTTCTTTGCAGCGGCCGCTGCAGCGGCTGCGGCGGCTGCTTTAGATCTTGCTAGTGCTGATGCTTCTGATGCTTCTAAATCTAAATTAGTAGCCATGTTATCCAGTGAATCCCATCATCTGACCAATTTGATTAAGGTACTGCGACGCTTGCTCACGTGCATTCTGCGTATTGCGCCATGCAGGATCGCTTTTAACTAACTGTGCAAACTGATCATCATTCATTTGTCCCCCATTGGGGCCACCAGTTAATGCTTTCTGAAGATATGGATTAGCAAAATCAACAGGGTTGCTTGTTTCAAGAATAGTATTCAGTTTATCGTTGTAAGGTTTAAGCATGTCTTGCACAGTAAAGCCAGCAGTAAGAGATGAAGCAATGCCCTTATATTTAGGAAGGCTAATTGCTAAGTTGTCAATCTTTGCTGCTTCTCCCTGAAGAGTATTGCCAGGTTGAATAGAATTAACTGCTGCTTCAAATGCTTTAGTCTGATCATAATAATCAGATACGCCCATTTGTGCTGCACGTTGCTGCAAAGCAAGCATGTTTTGTGCTAGTTGACCACCAGTCTTTGAGATAGCACTAGGATCTTTACCAGCAGCCATAAGGCTAGGAGTAACAGCAGATACAAGAACCATCATCTTGTCATCAGCACTTGGTCCTGCAGTTTCTACGCGGTTACGTTCTACACCCAAACCATCCATTGTAACGGTGGCATTAATAGGGTGAGTCTTTTCATAAGCATTAAGTTGCTTATAGTAATTATTAAACTCATCAAGGCTTGCATGTCGCCCTAAAGTATTTTCCATAAACTTATCTAGGTCAGTCCATGCTGCATCTTTACTAGTGTAGTTAACCGTAATAGACTGACGAGTACCAGCATAGTTAGGACGACCATCAATAAGCGATACAGCATTGGTTGTGTTAACACCATTGCTGTAGAAATTAGTACGTGAAGCAGTACCAATAAGACTATCAACAGTTGCTTCAAAGACAGGATCGCTACCATTGCCAGCAGCAATAGATGCTTTGGCTTTAGCAGTAGTTCCACCTAGCCCACCGGCAACAGAAGCAAGTGCTTTCTTTGCATTAAGAATGCTGCCGTACTTGCCAATAAGGTTTTGAATAACAGCCTGACGATAGCCAGCCTGATCTGTTGTAATGCTGTAACCAGTAGGAGAACTAGGATCAGAATAAACTGCTGCCCACTTCTCTGCTCCGCTACTATCTAAGTAAGCAGTAGTCCATGAACCACTAGCAGAAGTAGGAGCAACAGGAATAATATCTTTAAGAGTTAAGGTAGTTGAGTTGGTAACGCCAATTACTGGCTGGTTAACAACAGTTGAAACAGCACTAGAACTAGTAGCACCAGGCAGTCCACCTGCTGGATTCGTCTTAACAATAGGTTTCTTAACTGCTGGAATAACTGGGTTATTTGGATCCTGTGCCATTACTTAGTTAACCCCGCTTTCACTGTAGTTTTTGACAAGTTATCGAGCAATGGAACAATGATTGACTTTAATGCTTCTGCTACCTGTGGATCTGTTGGTGCATCGCCAGGTTTTGTGGCTCCACCAATGCTTGATATTTGATCAATAGCATCCTGCTTCATCTTTTCTTTATCAACAGATGCGTTAATAAATCCATTAGCAGTTGTATCAACCGTCATGCTTTGTATAGCATTTGATGCATAGTTGTACACAACTTGCATCTTCTTGCGCATTGCATCTGGAATAGGAAAGTCTTTTCGTGATAGCAAAGCACCCAGTCCAGCAAACGCATTTTGATACTTGGCTAGTTGAGTCTTAGCATCACCAACAGTAAGTGCTACTACTGGGTTAGCAGTAAGAATAGATTGCTGTTCTGCCTGAGCATCAGCAATAACCCCTGCTCTATCTGTGCCTTGTATTCTAAGAGCATTAGTTTCGCGGTTCTTAGCATTCCAATATGCTGCTACATCCTGTGCAGTCATAACATCTTGTAAGTATTTAGCCAATGGCTTTTGTGTAATCAGCCCTGTTGACTGCATCCAAGTATAAGTATTAGGATCATACTTGCCCATATCAGGAGCAAAAATCATGGCTGCTGATGCTATACCTGGATCACTATTGTTAACCCACTTAGAGTTATTAAGCATCCATGACTGGGTATTTTGTGTATAAGACTGCAACAACTTAGTCTGCTTGTCATTTTTGCCTATAGCAAAAACAGACATACCTGGATTCTTTTCAGTAAAGATACCTAGTGCAGTTTCATATGGGTCTGATAGACCTTTATCATTACGCAGAACGCCCTGTAAGATGTCATTAAATGCTGCGCTAAAGTTATTAATACCTACATTTTTAAAGACATTAGGTACGTCTTTACCCTCTGCCAATGTAGGTGCAATAGGTGAAATCATTCCCAAAAGAGCACGAAGTCCTATAACGTTATTAACAGTAACATGCAGGTTGTCTAAATAAGTCTGAGCCTTAGACTTGTATTCATCTGTACTCATGCCTGCAGTACTGGAAGGGGTAAGATCCCCATACCCATGTAGTGCATTAAAAGATATAGCCATCATTGCAGCAGATGCATACTGATGATCCTGCTCATCTTTAGGCAGAAGCTCAATCATACGCTGCACAAAGACAGGTTCTAGTTTGCTTGCAGTTAAATTGGCATTCTTAGAACCAAGCATTACGCTATCAATACTAGTCGCTGCGTCTTTTCCAAAGCCCCAAGGAAGTTTATTCAATAGCATCTTAAGCCCTAAAATAGGAACAGACATTAATGGACCAGAGAATGCAGGTACACCTGCATCAGGTCCAAGAGATGGGCTTGATTGAATTAAGTTCATATTGAAGTTAGCAAACAAAGGTGTACTAACTGCAGTATCAGGACGGTTTAAAAAGAAATTTAATGTGCCGTTGATAGCATTAAACATTGCTGCATCACCCGGTACTGAGATGTATGGGTTTCCATTCTGATCTTTATGAATGAATCCAGCATTATCTATACCTAGATGTGCTAGGCGAGTACGATACAAAGCACGTGGTAGGTAGTCTTTAAGACGCATAATACGGCGTTGAAACTGCTCTTGAGCACGGTAGAATCGACCAGAGGTCTTGAGAGCAAAGGCTAAGTTAGATTGCTTTGCTGCGCTATCTACAAACTTAAGTACTTGCTGCGCTGCATTCTTCTCAGCCACTTCTACAAAGTGGCGTTCAGAAATTTCCTTTGCAGTCTCTTTGGCATAGCCTTCTTCAATTAACTTATTGTACATCTCTTTCTCAAGAGGAAGGTACTTTTCGTTTAATGTCATTGCTGCTATCTTAAGAGCAGGTTGATTAAACATATAGTTAATCTGAGCGTCCATCATGCCAAGTGCTTTGCCTTGTAGACCGCCATCACCAAAACGTTTGATAGCGTTCATGATTTCTCCGCCTACTTCTTCCTTGCTTTTATTCCACAAGGAATCATGCAAAGGTTCTAGGTCAGACTTAAACTCACCAGTTGGACGGAAGTCACGTGTTAGTTCACGGAATGCATTGTGATCAATAGCATCCAATCCCTTGGCAATAGAGCCACCAGGAGCACTAGCAATGTCCTGAACTGCTTTGACTAACTTATCATTGTACTTAATTGGATCACCATGAAAGGTGGTATACATATCCTGTAGTGCAATCTGCACCCGATTAAGTACGCTTTGTGCTTCTGTTAATCCTTTATCGCTCACATCACGTGCAGTCTGCATAGAGAACTGCTTGTACTTCTTAAACTCTGCTGGTTTTACAATCTCAAGTGTCTCAGGATCCATACCAAAGCGCTTGAGGATTGCATCACGTGCAGCAGCAAAGTCTGCACCAGTCTTTAAAGCATTGTTTTTAATAAAGTTCTCACCGAAATGGAAGCCATCTAGTTTATTAAAACTCTTAAACATAGGAGCCCATACACGGAAGTGTGAATCTGCTAGACCGTCTTCGCCAAGATCATTGGCGATCTGCGCAGGATCTACATTTTTTAAACGACCTGTTGCTTTGTATCCTACTGATTTAAGCATACGCTGGATTTGATTACCAGTGAGTACTGACTGATCTAGTTCCCCACCCATAATGCCCTGTGCCATGGCACTCTTAGCAATAACTGAGTTAACTTCAGCAGAACGAATACCTGTAGGGTACTTTAAGAACTTCTCTAAAATCTGTGCTTTAACAGGATCTCCACCTGAATAACGATCAATCTTTTCAGCAAGAGCATGGATAAGATCTGCATGCTGAGCAGCTTGCCAGACTTCTTGACCATTGACTATGCCACGATCGAGATGACCTTGGACAATTTTTTTATCCATCTGATCATAAACACTTTTTTCAGGTATCCATTTAGCAGGGTTAATGCCAAACATACTCTTAAGTCCACGTGTGATGATAGGCATCTGTTCATTGTTGCCTGTAAGGGCAATGCCTAAACGATTAAGTGCACGTCCTCTAGCCCATCCAGTAATGTTCTGTACCGGTGCAGTAAGCAAATGGAAAATACCCTGCTCTACTGTACCGCGAGTACCCATACGTGGGAAGATAGATCCTGTTGCCCATAAATTAGTTATCTTACGAGCAAAGGCAGAACGTGTAGCGTTGCCTAGTACGTGGTTAATAAGATAAGCAGGCTTTGTTTTAGCAAAATTAAAACCATATGGTGCTAGTTCTGGACCGTTAAAATTCAATCCACCAATATGTGGCTTACCCTGGTATGCATGAAGCGGACCATTAGTAGTAACCTTGTACATATCTGTTCCGTCTTTAAGCGGATCATGCACAAGTGGGTCTACTTGCTTCCACTCAGATAGATGTTCAGGGTTAATATAAAGATCTTTAGGGTTTGCAAAGGTAGCACTGTCTGCAAACTTATCACTAAGTACAGCAGCACGGCTTTCTTCTGGTACGCCCATTAAGTTCATGATCTGACTGTATAATCCACGAAGAACTGTTACACGATCTGTAGGATTAGAGTACTCAAAAGCAGCAGTTGTAATGTCTGCAGCGTATTTAGGGTATCCAGCAAGACGCAAGTACCGATTAAACACAGAAAGAGTGCTTTTAACATTCTCATCCATAACATTAATAACTTCATGCCCTGGATGCGTCTGTGCCATACGGCTAATACGGCGACCAAGGGTCATTTGACCCTGGAAAGAATCAAGTCTTGCACGGTCATACTCAGTAGTTGGCAATCCAGTTACTGGATCTAGTGCACGACCAATTTCTTCTAGCCCTTTATGACCATTCTTAAGTGCATTGTCTACTTGTTCTTCAGTAATCTTGCCATTAAACAAGTCACTAAGTACGCGGTTAGCACCGCTAATGCTGAAACGTTCACGACGTGCTACAGGAATACCCATGCGCAGTGCAGTTGGACCATCGATGGTACCCATATGTAGTTCTTGAGCGCCCTGCATAGTCTTTGCAAACTCCTTGATGCCATTAGCATCAAAGGCTTTTGCTTTACCAAGGATAGAAAGGAAGTCAGGGTTGTTAATTTCAGGTGCGCTTTGCGCAATGTCACGCATGACTGCTGCTTTAGCAACTGGATCTTTGGCTTTATCTGCTTCTGTTGCACGCTGAACCAATGGTCCAAGTGTATTGTCCCACGTATTAGCCAACTGAGTGCCTGGTTTAAAGATTTCTTCTGCATTAGATGCACGAAGTGCAGGATCGGCAATTAACTTTTCTGCCATTTGAGCACCTTTAGTAGATGCTTCTGCTACTTTTGCTCCGCCACCTGTAATGTAAGTAAGAGGATCATGCAAGATTTCGTAAAACGCATCAACTGTACCTGAAGAATATTTCCATTTACCCGTAGTGTAGAAGTGACTATCAGTAATTGGTACGTTAAAAGCAAGACGTGCTAGATCGCGGCCAGGACTAACCTGCGCTCCACGGAACTCATCCATCATGGAATTAAATTCTTTAGTGTTGCCTAGCATGTTTGCTAGTCCAGTATAAAGATCTCCATCAACCTTGCCGTATGAGTCAATGATTTGGCCAGGAGTCTCACCCTTAAGGATACCTTCAGCAATAAATGCATTGGCTTTGCCATAAGTTTTTTGTAGATTAGCAAGCGTACCGTTGTCAAAGACAGCGTTACCGTTCCATGCTTTTTTGTATGTATTAAAATTAAGAGCCGACTCACCTTGTGTTAATTCACGTGCAAACAAATATGGTGCATTAATAACTTTGCTTTCAATACCAGCAGCTTGGTAAAGCGCAATAAGCGGACTTGCTACTGCTTTAATAGTTGTCGAAGCAATACCTTTAACTGCACCAGTAATCCAGTTATCTGTATTAGTCCAAGCAGGAGCACCGTACATGCTCTTAAGCATTGCTTGTGCTTCTTGACCTAGGGCTTTATAGTTTTGTTTAGCCTGCTGTATTGGCAAAGCATTTAATGCTTTGTAAGTCTGCACAGTTCCAGCAATCTGATTAACCATATTCTGCTGGTTTGCATTTAAACCACCAGTTGCCGCTGCTGCATAAAGAGAAGGAGACATGTCCATAACATGTGGGCTTAGGTTAAGTGCTGAGGTATTACCAGCAAGTGTATTAGTTGGAGCAGTAATACCAGTAACTGGCGTGGCAGGCAAAGATGCGCGAGGTCCAATGGCAACGCCGGGAATTGGAGTCATATCTGGCATTACAAACCTCTACTGAGTAATGACCTATACAGAAGTTCAGAGTCTCCAGTTGGATCATTCTGGGCAATGGTGCGAAGAGTGTGTGATGGAGAAATAGCCATGTTAGGCACCTGTATGGCTTCTGATCCTGGTCCTGGACCTCTGTCAACGCCAGCAGTAATTGGCTCGTTAGGACGCTGTGTAGGGGCAGATAAAGGTACAACTGTAGGAGCAGGTGGAGTTACTGGAGCACCGGCTAATGGAGCAGCCTGCTGATTAGCCATGTTCTCTCCGCCTTTTCCATAGCCCAGTCCAGGCATGTACTTAGGTGCTTGAGGTTGCATACCGTCAACGGCACCACCGTCTGTGCGCTTTGAAAGAGCGCCTGGACCTGATACTGGTGCTGGATTAGATGGCTGGCGGTATCCGCCTTGATCTCCTGCCATTATTCATCCTCGTCTTCTAAGAATTTTTCAATTTGTTCTGGGGTTGGATTGCCGTACTTAACCCAGTCTGGATAAGACTCCTTGGTTGTTGCAAACCATAAAGCGTTTTCAACCGTAAAGCCTGCTTTGCGCAATCCTTTGTAGTACTCATTAAGCCAAATGCAATACATTTCTAGTTCGGAATATGTATCTTCAGCAACCGTGCGATTCCGAGTGTTCTTTTTCTTCGGTGCGGCTGCCATGATTACTCCTATCCGACTGTACGACGACTAATTGTTCTTACACTTCCGCTTGCTTTACCGCTAGCATTTAAGCTAGCAAGAATGCTTTGTAACTCTGGACGCGGGGTTGTTTCACCAGGACCTCTAAACGGAGGGCCTTCTGGATTGCCGCTACCAATTTCTCCCATAGGATTGCCTTGAGGCATACCTGAAGGAGCGCCTCCCACTGGTGCTCCGGGAGCAGAGACGGGTTGCTCAACCGATGATTGAGTACCAGCAGGAGGATTCTCGGGTGTAAATACGTCAAGGATTACGTCTTCTAAGACTCTACCCTTTTGACGCTGCTTAATTACTTCAGCAACCTTATTAATAATCTGCGTTGGATCTTGTCCTTGTGATGCCATTTGTGGAATGGCTTGAGTGTAAGCAGTAAGAGCACCCATAAGTGCTGTACGTAAGTCTTCCGTCTCAATCTTTTCTTGTTCCAATGTAACGTTGACATTGAATGGTAGTTCACGCATAGCCATGTCCTTGGAGATTAACTTACCTCCGAGGGCTTGGAGCATGAAGATTAACCCCTGAGCGGGGTTGAGACCAGCCAGCATGCCGTATCGGACGTCTGCTGAGTAATCGCTCTTAATATCTTTCGATGGCGTATAGGTGATGGCATAAGGAGAACCTGCATCGGTACCACGAATAGTCTTTTCGACATTGAATATCTTCTCATCTACTTCAAAGCAAAGGGAAATAACATCACGCAATGCGGTTGTAAAGATAGCCTGTGTTGATTTAATCTGACTATCGAAGGCTCCTTGAAGAGCCTCAACTCCTGCACCTGTAACAATAGATGCTTTGATGTTTCCGGTACGTGACTCTGGATAACGAGCACCCACACGAAGTTCTTCATTAAGAAGTTGCTGTTCATTGAATGCACCTGCTGGAATTTCTAAACTCACACGGCGTACGCCTGCTGGGTTTGCTGTGCGGATAACCGCATCTCCACCGAGTTGCAACTCTTGAACGTCATTAGGCAGAACGATTGGTGCTTGAACGGATTTTTCTGCGGCTTCCATAGCCATCAAAGCAAATCGGTTACGTAGTAATTGAATACCTAGTACATCGTCGAACTGTCCATGTAGTTCACCATCAACGCTTGGACGCTTTGCAATGATAACCATCATCTTACCCAGTGGGTTAGGTGCTTGGCTTAGTACAAAGTTACTGCGTGATGGCAAATAAAGAACGCTTTGATCTTTGTCATAATAGCGGATCATTTCGATCATGCCATTCATGTCTTGCTTGTACCCATCAGGTCCAAGGATCTGGCGTTCAAAGTCAGGGAACTGGGCTACCAGTTCACCTAGCGTCATTGAGTAACGCTTAACAAAGGCTATGCATCGTCCGTAGCGATCAAATTCTGGATAAGCTCCAAGAGGATTTTCTAGGCGGATGCGTGGCAACTTCGCTTCTTCATCCAATTCAATAATGAACGGGAGGAAACCATAGGTGATAAACATGTCAGCACCGTTGTACATATTGACTTCCATTTCCGAATGACGGAAATAGTTAGAGGCAATACGAGTACGCTTGTCAGCAAACGTACGAGCACGGTCTGATGTTTGGTTTACTGCTGAGCAATTAATTGCAGGCAGTGGTGCGATCATCTCTGCAAGATCGCGTGCAACAACGTCAATAAAGTTTGCTACTACGTTTTGATCAATGCCGTCTGGGAAGAAGTTAGGGTAGACCTGAGAGATCTTTCCCTGACGTACCATCTGGACGTCTTGATTTCGCATGTCACGTGAAGTGTTGCGATAGCGCAACGTCTGTACACGTGAGATGACTTGTGGAATAGTTAGCACTTAGTTGTCCTTAAAAGTTAATTACTACTTGGCTTTAGGTGCAGTCTTCTTGCTTGTAGCCATTGACTTGCTAGGGTTAGTTGGAGCAATCTTTTTCTTACCTGAAGATGTTGAGTTAGGTGCAACTACTTTGCCCTTACTCATTGAATTAGAAAAGTTCTTTGGCATTATCCGTTACCTCCAACTGAACGACCCTGTGGCTTAAGAGCCATCGGAACTTTTGGCATTCCTGCTACATCTGAGTTTCCACCCATATGCTGTCCGCCTGCTACACCAGTAGCATTAGGTGCACCTGCTGCACGAATGTTTACCTTGCCAAGTTCTTTACCAACCCACTCAGCACCCTTACCTACAGTGCCAATAATCTGACCTACGCCGCGCACTTCACGTGCTACGCCGCTTCCAAGGTTTTTTGCTAAACCTGTAACTTCATTACCTGCTGCCGCAACAGCCTTGCTTAGAAGACTCTTGCTAGGAGCAGTTGCTCCTGTTGGCTTGCTTGGCTTTGCTGGCATTGCTTTTCCTATCCGTAAGTCTCGGTCCATTGCTCTGAGAAAGCATCATCGAGATTGATTGAGTAACGTGATTCCATTTGTGACTTAGTAGCCCACCTGTTGGTTAGGTACGGAGACACATGGGTATTCTTTTGGATCATCTCGCGGGCTCTAATGACCGCGAACCACATTGCCATAACACAGTCTGTTGGACCTTTAGTGTCTGGCTTCCATGTAATTAATTGCTGTACTAATGCTTTGATTCCTTCTGAACCATCTGATGATGGAAGTTCAATAAGGTTGTTATCTTGGTGGTTGCCATCTCTCATTGTTCCGAAAAGCGCTGACATAGAAGCCACACCGAATGAAGTGTCCCACTTGTTCTTGCCTGTGAAGTGTGAGTTAAGTCTGACTCCACGTCCGGCAAGCCAGTTACGTAAATCTTCGTCAAGTTCAAAGGCTTTCTGGAATGCGTTGATTTCGACTCTGACTTCTTGTGGCTTGTATTTTTCTGTGTAAGCCTCAATAGCCGCTCGGATCTTTTGATAGTTGCCCTCCGCCATATTCAAGCAGTCAAGGACATAGATCTTGCCGTCTACTTTGTTGTACGTTAGTACAACCAATGCTGTCTTACCTGCAATTGCTGGGTCCATACCAATGATGGTGTAACCCTCAACTGATTTGGGATGTCCCACTACGCCAGGTTTTAAAGGTCCGACTCTTCGAGCCCCATTTGTTGATCCCGATACCAGGGCTGGGGGGAAGACTGAATCTTCTTGGATGTCTTCTTGTTGGTAGACAAGAGCCCACGTACTAGGAGTAACCTCGCTACGACGCTTGAAGAGAGTGGGTCCATCCCACTTTGGGTAGAATCCATCTTCATTGGGTGGGACGTCTTCGTCTCCATCCCACGGGACATCCGACTCAGGCCATAGAGTCTGCCAGTCTGCGGGTTCTTGAGCAAATTCCAATACAGCAGGCATGCCCATATAAGTAAAGGGGCTACGGCCACCAGACCAGTGTTTTGGATTACGAAGTTCTTTATAGAAGTCATTAGCCGCAATCCGTGTCCCAACTATGAGAAGTTTACCGTTCTTACCCAAACGGGTAATAACTTCTTTTTGTAGCCAGTTAATCTGCTTGTCCCATTCATGGGCATTGGCAGTTGTAATAACGTCGTCAAGGATGATCAGATCTGCACGTGCGCCGTAGATCTGACCACCCATGCCTAGGGCTTGAAGGGTTGGATCTTTTTCGCTAGAGTTACGCGCATCGCCCCCAAGATAAACCGTGTCAGTTTTCCAAGTGTCTGCGTCCTCTTTCCAGCCCCCCTCTGGACCGTAAGCGTTTTGAAGCTTGAGGTAACGAGGGTGCGAAAGACGCTGCTTGATTGAATACACGAACTCGCGTGCTTTGACTAAGGTCTTCGAAACTACGATGATTCGAACGTTAGGATCAAGGGCGATACGGTAAGTCGAATAGTTCACCGTGATCACAGTGGACTTCGCGTGTTCCGGCGGAACATTGATGAGGAGCCTGTGTCGTTCGGCTGGCTCGTAGATAATAGAAGGATGCAGCCATGAAGGTTCTCTCGACTCCAGTAAGTCTACCCAGTCCTGATGGTGTGGGAATACTGACTGGTCAAGAAACATCTTAGAGAATTCTGAGAATGATAGTTCAGACTTGTCCTTACCGATGCTCGACAAGGAGTTTGTCTCACCTCGATCCTTTGCCTCCGCTAACGCTGTAGCAAAGTCCGAGTCACGCAGTAGCCACTGTCTGACTGTATCAGGCTTCTTACCGATTGCTACCATGGCTTGGTGGGTTGTTGCTCCCGCCTCGACCATGGACAAAACTTTGGCTTTAGCCTCGGCTAGCGCCTTGACTTTAAAGTGTTCTTCTCCTGCTTTGAATGTCATGACAGACCTTTCCCGTCTACAACCGTCCGTCTATAAGTTACTGTCTGTAACAGTATGAGCAGGCTATATAAGAGCCTGCGAATAACTTTACTTCCTATACTGTATTAATCCGTTCAAACAGTCAAAACGAACGTTTTGATGGAAACAATTTTGTGTTTCCTTTGCTACTGTGTTTTCCAAAATAGGACAAACTGGGACATTCTGGTACAGGTGTCACTATGACACCAGAAATATTTAGGCAGAGATACGTCTATGAACGGAAGCCCAGTTAATAACCACCCGGGTCAGACGCTGGCAGACAGGTTGGCTGGTATGGACGGCTGTCTCTGCTGTCCCACAGTCTCCACTATGTTCCGACTGGGGCCAAGTCAGATTCATTATTTTCGTACGAGCCGACTGGCAAACGTTCGGATGGCTGACTGCCTGCCACCTACGGTGGCTGTGGCACCAGCCAGTCCTGAACCTTTACGGCTGTGCCAACCATGCTGATACTGGACTGCTTCTGTCCTCTGTCAGCGGCGAGCGACGGGGTATCTCCCCGCTCTGCAATGGCACGGAACTGAGGCGTGAAGCACCCGCTGCACGACGTATCCAGTAGCAGATTGCCAGCGGTAGCAGAGGCTACTTCCAGTGAAGACAGTGTGACATTCTCCTTCCTGCCACCCCAAAGGGTGGTCTGAGAGACCGTGGCAGAGCCTAACAGGCTGTCAAGGTCTAATCGTGCGCGGCAGGCAGCGGAGCTGCCTAGATCGCCGCGACCTCTAGCCCTCGGGCGCTTACGTCGCTAAAGGCGACGAGCCCTCGGGTGACAGCCTGTGTCTGCCCTGCCAAAGCGTCGGTCACAGACCACCCCAAAAACGGGGAGGCAAAACAGAAGGAGAGAAACATGTCACACTCAATCGTCTTCACTAACGCGGAAGTAAGCAGCCTCAAGATCGCTACCGCTAAGAACGGCAATCTGTACGCTACTGGCTTCATCGTAGATCGCAGCGAGCACGGTGCTTACACCACCTCAAAGGCGTTCCGTACCTTCGATATTGCAGAGCAAGTGCGGGAGATCCCAGCCCTCGCAGAGTTCGCCGCTCTATCGCCAGAGGAGCAGAAGGCTAAGAAGTCTAGCCGTCCAGTAGTCACCATTACAGGTTGGCTTAAGAACACAGCCGATGCTAAAGGTATCTGGACTGAGACGCTGGTGCTCACAAGCATCACCGCCTAATCCGCGGAGCGGATTGGCTGGCTGCTTCGGCAGTCAGCCTTTCCGTTTGTTGAGTTTGCCAGATCGGCTGACTCTTAACTTAGTAAGGAGAGAATGATGAATGACTCAGTTGTTGTACAAAACGAATTGACTATTATGAATAACTGTGTTGCCTGTATTGAGTTGCATGAAGATATGGTTGGTGGTCGTTGTCCTGAATGCCAGGATAAGTTTGATACCAACCAGACTGTGCTTGCCCATACGATAGTTGACGAAGGCAACGTTATTTATCGCAAGCAATGGTTGGTAGATACGCCTATGCCTAGTGGTCATGACTGGATAAGTTCCAGTACACGTAGCAAGGATGGATCTATCAGGGAAGAGTTCACTGAACCTGTTGTCCATATGTCCGACAGGATCTTTGATGAGGATGAGGATCTGGATGTACCTAGTACTCAGGTAATATGTCAGTGGTGTTACCTACAATGTAACAAGTATGTAGTCTGTCCTAACTGCGAAGGAGTCAACGCATGAAAGGTTTTATTAGTGGAGAAGTAGAAGATAACATTCTTCTACATGCTCAGGAGCCTGAGCATTACTATCTTGCCGAGACTGGCAAGGTCTATTGTGATTGTGGTCAGGCGTTTATGTTGGTGTATAAAAAGAATGTGAACTACACCACATTTACTTGCCCTAAGTGTTTGAGTAC